AAAAAAGGGGGGTGATAGATTTTACTTATCAGAAAATAAAAAAAAAACGAAAAAACACTTGACAATTTTGCGTCAGGTGTTGCCACCCTCCGCATTTCATGATTTTACGCAAGACAGCAAGCTTCTAATTTGGTATAATAGTATTGTAAGCTGTAAAAAGCTTTCACCATCAAGTTAGACTCTGTGGATTTATTTGAAATCCCTCTCTAATGATTTGGTTTCATTTACGAAAGGAATGACTATGTGGACGAAGCCATGTGCAACCGAAATGAGATTCGGTTTTGAAGTAACTATGTACGTATTAAACAAATAAGTTTATTACATATATAATTAATTAAGCCCTCCTTAAAGAGGGCTTTTTTATTATTATATAATATATTATATATATATTATAATATATATTATATATATATATTAATTATTAATTAATTATTATATATTATAATTAATAATATGTCAAGAGCTTTTAGGAGCTTCTTGACATAAGAATAATGAATCTCTTGACAAAGTCAAGCACTTATGGTATAATTATTGTATGGAAAATGTAAAAGTAGAAATAACTTCTCCAATGGAAGAAGCTTCTCCTAAGAAAAAACGTAAAGGTGATTCTAGGGGTGGTAAACGCCCTGGAGCAGGTCGTCCTTCTAGGAAAATAGAAAACGAAAAAAGAGTGGAGCAAGGCTTACCGCCTTTAGCAGCCCCAATAAATAAAAAAGCAACCCTCCCTGAGAGTAAAAAGCAGCGCAGTCAGGAAATCCTCGCAGAGATGCTCGGCAGGAAATCAAAGTACATTGTACAGAAAGTGTTAGACAAAGCATTAAACGATGATGACCAAGATCAGCTGGCTTGTCTTAAATTAGTCATGGATAGGATTCTTCCTCAAGACTACATTACGAAAATGAAAGGCAGGAGCAATCAAATAAGCATCCAAATTATGGGTGTCGGTGAAACAAAGATTAGTGCTTCTGAAGAAGAAGACATTATTGACGGAGAAATTTTAGAAGAAGATGAGCGATAATTTTATTCCTTTTGGGGTAGTGCCTAAAGTTCCTAGATTAGACGAAGAAGACATGCGTCTATATCAAGAGCTTTATAATATGCCATACAATCAAGGAATGCTCGAAGGCTATGTGAATCCTCAAGAGGCAGTTGTAGGAGCTAACATAGGTAATACAACCTACACCCCAGTAGGCGCAGTTAATGTTGGAGGTGGGGCAACTTTCCAACCAAGCTCTGAGAATAAAATAAACCCCTATGCATTTGCAACGCTGTATGCAAATAATGCTATGTTTAGAGCTTTGATGGATGAAAACATCAAACAAGTGTCAGGTAACATTGGTCCATTAAGTGCTGTACTCACTAAAACTCCTGAAGAGTTAGTTAAAGAATATGCTCTTAATTTAGAAAACTTAGGAGTTAAAATGGTAAGCAGCCCTTATGGGAAGAGTTACGAAGCTAATGTTAATGCTCCAGTAGGTCCTGGACAGCTTTCTGCAAATGCTTATAAAAACGATTGGGATAAAGGTTTGTTTATTAACTACGAAATGAACTTTTAATGGCTGAAGATACTTTTACTCCTTTTGCCATAGTGCAATCTCGTAGCTTTGGGTTAGATATAGCCCAAGAAGCGGCTAACCGCTATCCTGAAGGAACAGGCATTGGGGATAAAGCAGATGCTTTGCGTCATATTGTATGGAGCGCAGAGATGACTCGTAAGTATGGGGAAGATTTTGCTAAGAACATGGGAAACTGGCATGAAAGTAATCTTCCACGTTGGATGGGAGGAGCTGGTTTACCAATAGGAGGTTCAGCAGGTCGTCAATCTCCAGAAGAAAAACAAATGGATTTAATGAACAATGCCCTTGGTATTGAAATAGGAAAGTCAAGCCAGTCTCTAGATGAGATTTATAAAAAAGCAACAGAAGTGATAGAGTCTAATCAAGCATCAATATTACCTAAGCCAAGAAAAGGTTATTATTAGTGACTAGCTTACAAGTTAAGCTTCACGATAAACAACGTGAAGTTTTTAATGACGATCATAGATTTAAAATTGTAGCAGCAGGTAGACGTTTTGGTAAGTCTAGACTCGCTGCTTGGATGCTTCTTATTGAAGCTCTAAAGAGTGACAGTAAAGATGTGTTCTATGTTGCTCCTACGTATCAACAAGCAAAAGATATTTTATGGGGGCTGTTAAAAGATCTAGGTCATGAAGTAATTAAAGCAGCACATGAAAACACTTCTGTGCTAACTTTAGTTAATAACAGAAAGATTTATTTAAAAGGAGCAGATCGACCAGATACACTTCGTGGTGTAGGTCTAGCTTTTTGTGTGATTGATGAATATGCTGACATTAAGCCTAATGTATGGGAACAAATTCTTAGACCTGCATTAGCTGATGTACAGGGAGGTGCGCTTTTTATAGGTACTCCCAAAGGACGTAACCATTTTTACGAATTGTTTCAATTTGCTGAAAGCAATAAAGACCCTCAGTGGACAAATTTTCATTACACGTCATATGATAATCCATTGATTCCTGAAACAGAAATAGAAGCTGCTAGAAATACGATGAGTAGCTTTGCTTTTAGACAAGAGTTCCTAGCTTCTTTTGAGGCAGCAAGTCGAGATATTTTTAAAGAAGATTGGATCAAACTTGATGACGAAGAGCCTGATGATGGTAATTATTTTATTGCTGTTGACCTTGCTGGTTTTATTAATGTGGATAAAGAGTCGTCTAACAAAAATAAAAAACTGGACGAAACAGCAATTGCAGTTGTTAAAGTCCATGAAGGAGGGTGGTGGGTAGCTGACATAAAACATGGTCGCTGGGATATTAAGCAGACATGTCAAGAAATTATGAAAGCAGTTGTAGATTATCAACCCACTGCAGTTGGAATTGAAAAAGGTAGTTTGAAAAATGCAGCACTGCCTTATTTGATGGATTTAATGAGAAAACATAATCATTACTTTAGAATTGATGATTGTACTCATGGTAACCAAAAGAAAACAGATAGAATTGTTTGGGCATTACAAGGTCGTTTTGAGCATGGACAAGTTACATTAAATCATGGAGACTGGAATAACGAGTTTATAGATCAATTAGTAAACTTTCCTAATTCACAGCTTCATGATGACTTAATTGATGCGTTAGCTTATATTGACCAAATACAAATCGTAGACTACTTCCAGGACTACGTAGAAGACGAATACGAAGTCATTGATGCAGTTGCAGGATACTAAAAAGAGGAAAAATTATGTCGAATAAGCTAGTAGATTGGGTTTTAGGTAATGTTGAGGAGTGGCGAGACCACCGAGATCAGAATTACTTAGAAAAATGGAAAGAGTATGAACGTCTCTGGCGAGGAGAATGGGCAGCTCAAGATCGGATGCGTGATTCAGAGCGTAGCCGTATTACCTCTCCAGCACTCCAACAAGCTATTGAAAACCATACAGCAGAGATTGAAGAAGCTGTCTTTGGTCAAGGCGACCATTTATTCGATATTCAAGACGACATGGCAGACCAACAGCCTCAAGATGTAGAATATATGAAAAACTACATGAAAGAGTGCTTCAAAAAAACCAAACTTCGTAAAGCTGTAGGTGATGTAATCCTCTTAGCATCAATCTATGGTACTGGTATTGGTGAACTTAACATCAAAAAAACAAAAGAACTACTTCCTGCATCACGTCCTATGCAAGATATGGATGCTGTAGCCATTGGGGTTGAAGAAAAAGAAAAAATTAATGTAATTTTAAAACCAGTTAGCCCACAAAACTTTTTAATTGATCCAACAGCCACTTCTATTGAAGATGCTATGGGTGTTGCTATTGAAGAATTTGTATCTGCACATAAAATTGCTGAAGGAATTAAAAATGGTGTCTATTTTAATGTAGACATTAATGACGATCCTACTTCTGATGCTGATTTAGAAGCTAGTTGGATTGACGAGGCACACAATGATGATAAAGTTAAAGTAGTTCGTTACTACGGACTTGTTCCAGAGCAACTACTAGACATGGTAGGAGAAGAAGAGCCTCAAGACCTTTTCTCAGAAGAAGATGTAACAGATTTAATGGAAGAGTATGGTAATTTAGTAGAAGCTTTAGTTGTTATTGGAAATGATTCTAAGTTACTTAAAGCAGAACGCTCTCCTTACATGATGAAAGATAGACCTATCATTGCATATCAAGATGATACTGTACCAAATCGTTTCTGGGGTAGAGGCATTGCTGAAAAAGGTGTTAATATGCAAAAAGCTATTGACGCTCAACTTCGTAGTTACTTAGATGGACTTGCTTTAACAACAGTTCCTATGATGGCTATGGATGCAACACGTCTTCCACGGGGCAGTAAATTTGAAGTACGACCAGGCAAATCTATTTTAACAAATGGTAACCCTTCTGAAGTTTTAATGCCGTTTAAATTTGGGTCTACTGATGCCAGTGGTATTCAAACCGCACAAGCATTTGAAGTTATGTTGTTACAAGCTACAGGAACACTTGATACAGCAAATATGGCTACAACACCTGTAGGTGGTGAAATATCTGTTACTCTTGCTACTATCCTTAAAAAGAATAAACGTACTCTTGTTAATTTTCAAGATCAGTTCCTTATTCCTTTTATTGAAAAAGCTGCATGGAGATTTATGCAGTTTGATCCAGAACACTTCCCAGTACAAGATTGGAAATTTATTCCTGCGTCTAGTTTAGGAATGTTAGCCCGTGAAGTAGAACAGCAACAATTTATTAATCTACTTAAAACACTTGGACCTGACAGCCCACTTACACCTATCTTACTTCAAGGTGTATTACAAAACTCTAGCCTACCAAATAAAGAGCAGATGCTTGCTACTTTACAACAGGCTATGCAACCTAATCCTGAGCAACAACAAATGCAACAAGCCGCTATGCAGTTGCAATTACAACAAGCTCAAGCTGAGACAGCTAAAACAATGGGTGAAGCAAAAGAACGTGAAGCATTGGCTGCAAAACATCTTACAGAAGCTAGGTATGAGGGTGAGACTGTTAAAGCTAAAGTTCTTACAGCGATTTCAACTAACTTACCAAACGAAGATGATATGATTAAAGCTGAGTTTGACAGACGAGTAAAAATAGCTGAACTAATGCTTAAAGAAAAAGATATGGATCAAAATAAAGAAATTGTTGAGCTACAGATGCAACAGCAAAACGATTCCTTGACAAAATAAAGGTTTTGTGATATAATTATTGTATGGCTGTAGATAAAAAATTACAAGAATACTATGAAAATAGATTCGATATGATGGCGTCTAAGGGTTGGAAAGATTTAATTGAAGATGTAGAAAATTTATACAACTCTTATAATCAAATCTCAACAACTGATACGTTTGAAGATTATCATAAACG